ATGGCTAAAGCATGGAAAGATGTTATCGCTTCTCCACAGTATCAGGCGTTAACTGAAGAACAGAAAGCACAGGCTCAAGCGCAATATTTTGATGAGGTTGTTGCCCCTAAGGCTGGTGACAAATGGGCTGAAGCAAGAGATCAGTTTTATGCAGCATACCCTCCGCCTCAGCAGCAGAAAGAAGAACCATCATTGATGCAACAAGCTGGTGATTGGCTCACAGGTGGTCAAAGTGCAGGGCAAATTGCAGAACAGGCTGGTCGTGGTCTGGTAAACATACCATTTGACGTATTGCAGGGTGGCGCAAGTCTGATTAATGCAATCAGCCAGGGGCTTGGCGGCCCCAAGGTTTTGGATGATGTTTATCGCCCTGTCGATCGACCGACAGACCCTTACGCGCAAGCCGGTGAAACAATTGGTGGGTATCTCCTGCCAATTGGCACAGCGGCAAAAGCTGCTGGAGCGCCAGCAAAGCTCGCTGGAGATATCGGTTCCGCAGGAAACATGATTGCAGGTTCTCTTGCTGATGCTGCAAATCAGGAGGGCGACTTTGCACAAAATGCTGCCATTAACGGTGGTATCAATATTGGTGCTCAGGGGATACTTTCTGGGGCTGGAAGGATCTTAACCTCTAAATCACCTCAAGTTCTTGGTGGCGGGGCAATAAATTCCGCTGCTGATGTTTCGAAAATGGCAAAGTCTGGTACAGGAAGAGAGATTATTGCCAGACAGTCAGCTAATGTGTCAGACGAAATAGCAAAAGCAGCAGATACTGCTGGAATAGATATCAACGCATTAACTCCTGGCATGAGATCAGGTAGTCGTGGTCTTGCTCAGGCGGAGGGGATTCTGGCATCAAAGCCCGGAATTACACAGGATGCACACACCAAAGCATTCAGTGAAATAGAGTCGAAATTTAACTCAGCATTGGATGAGTTTGGGGCTGAAGCAGGAACTGCATCAGAAAAAAGTGCAGCCATAAAACAAAGGGTTTTGGCAAGTATTGATAAAATGAAAAATTCAGAAAAGGCCGCATGGGATAGCGTCCGCTCCACGATGCCTGACGCAAAGGCCAGAATGTCAAACCTGAACGCTACAATTCAGGGTGATATTTTGGCTGGCATGCCGCTAACTCCTGAGATGAAACAATTCGCATCTGCTTATGCTAAAACTGGTAAAAAAGGAATCACGTTTGATGCCATGAAGGCATGGCGAAGTAAACTTGCTGACGCAGAGCAGAAGTATATAAGGTCTGGTGAGGCAAATACGGCAAGGCGCATGGCTGAGCTTCGTGATGCAGCAACGGAAGATATGCGCATAATGGCTCAAAATGGCGATTTTCTTGATGACTGGCAAAAAGCTAATGATCTGTCAAAGGCAAGATTTACAGCACAAGAACAGGCTGAAGCAGCGTTTGGTAGAGACCTTGCAACTGATCAGTTGGTAACTAATGGATCTAAGGCGTTACAGGGTTCAGCAAAAAGTGGAACAGGTCAGTTCCATAAAATAATAAGCGCCCTACCTGAGTCGGAACGCGCGCCAGCAATTGCATCAATATTACAAGATGCGGTATCGCAAGGGGTACGCGGAGGTAAGTCTGAAGGAGCTGGAATTAAGCATATCGCGACTATTCTTACCCCACAAAACGTGAAGGCAATTAGTCGATATTCTCCAGAACTTGGCAGGATTACAAGTTCATACGGAGAACTTGCAAGAGCTGCAACAAAGCCACTTCGATATGTTGAACAAACAGGGCGCTCTATGCCAGCCATTAGCACTCTTGAGAATGGCCTTCATCCAGTTTTAGAGAGCGTATTGTCTGGCGCTTTTCCAACCGCTGGCGCTATCGCAGGGTTCTCTGGAGGAGGTGTTATTGGAGCAATAGTGGGTGGCGCTGCTGGTGGAGCAATTGATGCGATAGCAAAAGGATCGATAGCGAAATTATCCGCAACCAGAAGTGGTCGTTACGCTATTGAAAAGGCTGTTCAAGAGGCAACAAAGGCAGTTAAGGTTGGGGCAAGTGATGGCGCATTAGCGGCGGCGGAACGCAGATTTATGGCAAATAAGGCCGCCGTAAAAGCAATTCGCGATGCACTAGGAAACGAAGAGTTCCAGCGTTTGTCGAGGGCTGGGATTGTGGCATCGCTAAGCGGAATGACACAGGAGTAATTAGTCGTCCACGGATGGATTGATCTTATCTCGTGCTTCACATTTGAATGGTTTGTCATTAGGATGTTTCCGGTTTTTTAGATATGGAAATTGATATGAAGAGGATTATTGGCGTCGTTGCTGGCGCTATCATGTTATCTGGGTGCGCAACTATTGTTGGTGACGAAACACAGCTTGTGCAAGTGAACAGCAATCCTTCCGGTGCGAGCTTTAAGGTAAAAGACGAATCAGGCGTGATTGTTGCGCAAGGTAAGACCCCACAAGGAGTAACTCTTGCCAAGTCAGATGGTAGTTATTTTGGCAAAAAGAGTTACCAGATCACTATGGAAAAGGATGGGTACGAACCAGTTACCCTGCCAATCAAAGCCAATGCTAATGGTTGGTATATTGGTGGAAACCTTGTGTTTGGTGGGTTAATTGGTTGGCTTGCTGTTGATCCATTTAATGGTGGGATGTATACCTTGAAGCCAAAAGAGGCAAACGCATCCCTTATACCGTCTACAAAGCAAGATTAAGAAATGAAACCCACCGTCAGGTGGGTTTTTTGTTGGAGATAAAATGGTTAACCAAATCGATCCTTAAAGCGCCTATCGCTGTTGCGCCTCTCCATTTTACTGTTGCAGTACGGACAAAGATGCTGTTTCTTTCCATCGATAGTCCATGTGAAGTACTTTTTCTTAAATCCAGCACCACAGATATCGCAACTTCTTGGTTTAAACATACTGGCTATGAAGATAAGAACAACAAATCCTATGATCCATTCCATATCATGTACCTGTTTTAACTTTATTTTTTGATTTTTAGGGATTAATCAGAAACTTTATCTTGCGATTAAGCAAAGCTACTAGCTAACAAAAGAGTGCGTATACAATCAATCGTTTCACATCAACCTCAACAAGGAGAAATCATGACCATAGAAGAACGCCTGAACAACATTGAGTTGAACCAAACCCTGCTTGACCAGCGACTTTCAGATCTTGAGCTTAAAGATCTTGATGCGCAAATATCAGAAGCAGAAGCCAAGCTCTCCAGCTTAAACCACCGCAAGAAGCAAATCCGCAACAGAATTACTCAGGGACGCGGAAGCTGTTGAGGTGGGATGCTAGGTCTCTATCGTTAAAATCAAGGCTGCTAATCATTTCATTGTAAATGGCGTTTTTATCTTCCATTGGCAGTCTTGAGTAAACCAGACACAGAGCATATTTCAGGGAGTTTAGCTCCTTCTCTAATTCTTCCTTGCTTGACGTTTTTGACTTAATAAGCTGTTTTTTATTCATTTTGCATCCTTACGATTCACATCTTTTGGTAGATACTTGTGAATTGGCCAATCCATGAACGCAAGCGCGAGCCACGCCACCACGTTAAAGCCAGGGATTGTTAAACATACAGCCATCTTCCAGTCAAAGCCGGCCTTTTTGGATATTTTTAACGCAGGTATAAAAAAGATAAAAACGAAAAAAATCACCATAATAATCAATGATAATGGCGACCCTTGTTGTTGCTCCATGGTTATCCTCCATCTCTTACACGTTTTAACACATCAATAGCTACATCAAACGCCTCTTGCTCAGACTTTGTCAGGATTCGACTACTTGAAGGTATTAGCTGCCCTTTATGAATTTTTATCCATAGTTCGATAGCTGAAATAATCTCTGCGTTTATCGAGCGGCGATTTGTTGCAGCAATATGCGTAAGTTGCTGTTTTATCTCATCAGGCATTCTTACGTTGAATTGTGGATCATTTCTAGCCACGTCGTTCTCCTTTTATTTGTTGACATGCTAGAACGGTAGTAGTACGCTTTCAATAGTAGTACGGTACTATCAATGAGTGAAATGGAGTTGAATATGCAAGGTGCAAGAAAAATGCCTCAGTTCAATTTGCGGTGGCCTAAAGAAGTATTGGATTTGGTGCGCAAGGTAGCTGAAGAGAACGGGCGATCTGTTAACTCTGAGATTTACAAGCGAGTGTTGGACAGCCTGAAGAGAGAGGGGATAACGGCATGAGGTTTATTGAGGTTGATGAGATTGGCTATGAGAATGCACTTGGTAGAGGTAAATCTTTAGTTAACATTGATGGCATTGAATCGATAAGGAGTGGTGAATTTACGGAGATCAGAATGATGTCAGGCGGAATCATTCCTTGCCGTGACTCAGTAGAGTCAATCAAATCAAAAATGAGTGGTCAGTGGCTTTATAGCTACAGTGACTTACAAAAACAGTGAAGCCCCAACTGCGGGAACAGTCAGGGCTTCGGTATCAACAAAACTTACGAGGTATTATTGATATGTCAAGCTTAGCAAAGTCAACTGTAAATTGCACTAATAGCATCATCATTTCTGACGTCAAGATTCATATGGATTCAGAGGGTCGTTACTCGCTTAATGACCTTCATGTAGCGTCTGGAAAGGAGGAAAAACATCAGCCAGCTTTCTTCATGCGTAGAAATGAAACTATTGAATTGATTAATGAAATTTTTAATTCTGCGGATATGCAGAATAAGAATCCCGTCCTTTCTAAGAAAGGTCGATATGGTGGAACCTACGTGTGCAAGGAGCTTGTTTACTCCTACGCCATGTGGATTAGCGCAGCATTTGCGCTGAAGGTTATCCGTGCATATGACGCAATGGTTACTGCCACACAAGAGAGGAAGAGTATTGGCGGTAAAACTTCAGTAGCTGAACGCACACCGCTACGCGATGCAGTAAACATGCTGGTAGGAAAGAAAGGACTTCGCTATGACGATGCATACAATATGGTTCATCAGCGTTTTGGTATTGACAGCATTGATGAACTTTCAATTGAACAAATCCCGCTGGCCGTAGAGTACATCCACAGGGTAGTGCTTGAAGGTGAATTTATCGGCAAACAAGAGAAGAAAACCAACGAGCTTTCTGCAAAAGAAGCAAACAGCCTTGTATGGTTATGGGATTATGCCAACCGCTCACAGGCATTATTCCGCGAATTGTATCCGGCGCTGAAACAAATTCAATCGAACTATTCCGGCAGATGTCATGACTGCGGTTATGAGTTCTCCCGTATTATCGATATAGCGAGAGACGTTTTAATCAATCACACACTAGATGTTGATATTAATGAGCCAGACGGACCAACGAATCGTTCCGCATGGATGAGACTTAAGAATAAAGAATTACCTCCTTCAGTACATAACTACTGACAGATAACCAACGCAACGACCCAGCTTCGGCTGGGTTTTTTTTTATGCCCAAAATTCACCGTAGCCATGCTGCGGCGATTCCTTGCATCTGGAGCAAATTAAATGACAGACATTACAGCCAATGTGATCGTATCGATGCCTTCGCAACTCTTCACTATGGCGCGTTCTTTTAAAGCGGTTGCCAATGGCAAAATTTATATTGGTAAAATTGACACTGACCCTGTAAATCCTGAAAACCAGATTCAGGTTTATGTGGAGAACGAAGATGGTTCTCACGTCCCTGTTTCGCAACCAATCATCATTAACGCTGCTGGTTACCCTGTATATAACGGACAGATTGCCAAGTTCGTAACTGTACAGAATCACTCCATGGCTGTGTATGATGCGTATGGTGCACAACAATTCTATTATCCTGATCTACTGAAATATTCTCCAGATCAGTTAAGGGCTGAGCTTTCTGGCCATGATGGCGCATCTCTGGTTGGTTATGGAGGCACAACCGTAAAGATTGAGCTGGAGATCTTGAAAGCTACACATGATTCATTAATTGATAAAACAGGATTTAACGCTATTGGCCGCTTTCTCAATCTTTCAGAGCTTCGCTCCTGTGTTCCGGAGGAGGCAGGGCAGATTGTATACGTAGCATCAGCAGCTAGCACTACACATGCTGAAAACCACCTTGGTGGCGGCTTTTTCGAGTCTGTTGATAACATTCAGGCGTGGGCTGATGATGGTGGAATTGTAATCAAGCCAGAAACTGGAACGATGGTATGGAGACGAATTAATTTTACCACTTACGACATGCAATTTTGGGGGGTGAAACCTGACGGAGTCACAGATAACGCAACAGCTATAACTCTTGCAACTAACTTTGCCCGCTCAAACAAATGCATTCTAGAGGCTCCTGCTGGAAACATAAATACATCAAAAACAATCCCAATTTATGACAATATGGGAATTAGAGGACAGGGAAAGGCTGAAGCGACAGTTTTTTATAAAACAACAAATGACAAAATAGATCTCACAAAAAATGGAGAAGTAATTCTTCAGGTGGATGCATTATGTGCTTTTATACCAAAACAATGGGATCTAACAGATAACTCAATGAGTTCATTTTGTGTTAACGGTAGAGTTGAAAACTGCATGTTTAGAAGGCTTGGCTTAACACAAGAAAACGTAGATTCTTATAGAAATTATTACGGACTGTTTTTAGGAAAATCAGCAGCACCAGTTATCAGACAGTCAATTTTTGAATGTGCTTATATCGGATGCTTCTCTTATGTGCCGTTCTCTGGCGTAATGGAAATGGTCGGTTTCCCACAATATCCAGGGAAAGGATATGCTGGCGTTTTATTTGAAGATTTTAGGGATGGTCAAATAAAAGTAATAGGCACTTCTATGGATATGCGCCTTGTTCAGGTTAACGGTTACCAGTTGTCATTTAGAATGTCAGGAATGCAATATACCACCATGACCAATTGTACTGCTGAAAACTGCACGCCAATGGATGGGGAGTCAATTTGCTATGCATTTGATTTTGTAAATCCGTATTGCATTGTCATGAATACTTGTGCAACAGAATTTGTTAAGGGTGGGCAACTTCGTGTTAGCGTTCAGGGAAACCCATCATTCAGACCATCTATTATTGTCAATGGCTTTCTGCCAATTGATCAACAAAGCCCGGTAGTGCAAACACCTATAATAGATATTGATAATGGTGGCGTAGTTGAAATGAGTGTCATATTAAATGGAGGAGATTGGGCTATGAATCCATCTGCTGCAAATTTAACCGTACCAAGAGCAAGCGGAAATGGGTTGAAAGCAAGGTTAATAGGTGTAAACGGGTCGCCTGTTTCGATCTGGAGCGTGTCTTCTGGCGCAGATGTGAAGGAGTTCTAA